TGACGACACAGAGCGGATTACTGGTGCCCCAGTTGATGGCGAGCACCGCAACGCTCAGTGAGCTGCAGCATCCTACAGCGTGGATGACCGAGGCATTTGGTGGGCAGCCCGTCAGCTCTAAAGTGTACGTGTCCCCGGCGACCAGCCTCGGTTTATCCACCTATTATGCCTGTATCCGGGCGATCGCAGAAGATTGTGCCAAATTGCCTTTCCAGGTGTTCGAGTTGATGGAGCGCGGCCGCCGCAAGGCGCCGGAGCACTGGTTGTCTCCTCTTCTCGGAACAGAATTCAACGAGCAAATGACCGCCTTTATTGGCCGCGAATTGCTCACCAGTTGGGCTCTCGGCTGGGGTAATGGCTATGCGCGTATTATCCGAGATCAGAGTATGACGCGGTACGAGGGTGAAGTGATTGGCCTGGAACCGCTGCATCCCCGCCGCGTTGTCGTCCAGAGAGATCGGCAGACGGGGCGCTTACTCTATCTGATTCGCGCGGGAGTGACGGGACGCGAGGCGGAGACCTTTGGCGTCGTGGATCAGGGCGATATGCTGCACCTGCGTGGCCCGGGCTCTGACGGCATCTTGGGGTACAGTATTGCCCAGATTGCGGCCGAAAGTCTGGGGTTGTCGCTGGCGGCCCAACAGTATGGTGCCAGTTTTTTTGGCAATAGCGGACGGCCTGGCGGCATTCTCAGCCATCCGGGACGTTTAGAGGACAAGGCGAGGGTGAATTTACGGGAGTCCTGGGAAGCAACCCATGGGGGAACGTCGAACGCCGGGAAAACGGCGGTCTTGGAGGAGGGTATTACCTGGACTCCTATCACCATTCCGCCAGAGCAAGCCCAGTTTTTGGACACACGGAACTTTCAGGTGCGCGAAATTTGTCGGTGGTTCCGCATGCCACCTCACAAAGTGGCTGATTTGAGCGATGCCAAATGGGCCAATGTTGAGTCGGAAAATATTAGCTACGTCGTCGATACCCTCGGCCCCTGGTTTGTGCGCTGGGAGCAAGAGATTCAGAGCAAGCTGCTTCCGGAATCCTCCTACTATGCGAAGCACAACGTCACCGCCCTGTTGCGGGGGGATATGGCGGCCCGGGCAGAGTATTATCGTGCTCTGGTGGGTATTGGCGTTTATTCGCTCAATGAAGTGCGTGAATTGGAAGAGATGTCACCTTTTGAGGGTGGAGATGAACATTTCCTGCAACTCAACATGAGCACGGTGAAACGTATCGCCGATGGGACAGCGCAGCCACGCCGTGCCCTGCGGCCGGCACCCCCTGTGCCTGCGGCGAGCACAAATGGCCAGAGGAGAGGGTACGATGATGCACCCTAACGATACGAAGGCTTGTTTTGCCAGTCACATGGGCTTGTGGGCGATGCATATTCCCGTCTTGCAAAACGCCCTCTACGCCCTGCAACAGGGCTTCTGCGGTCCCCAGGCGCAGGTGTTACGCAGCGAGCAGGACGCGGCCATCACCCGCACGCAGGGCAAGCTTTACAGCCAAACACCAGACGGTACGGCCATTATCCGCATTGTGGGCACCCTCACCAAGGGGTGGGGCAAATTTAGTGACACCTCAACGGTCATGACTCGTCAGGCTATCCGTCAGGCGCTCGCCGATGACAAGGTGGGCAGCATTTTGCTCGCAGTCGATTCCGGCGGCGGGCATGTCGCTGGCGTTGCCGACCTGGCCGACGACGTGCGCAAAGCCACACAGCGCAAGCCGGTGGCGGCCTATTACGAAGATCTCGCCGCCAGTGCGGCGGTCTGGGCCACCGTACATGCGCAGCGCATTACGGCCAATCCCACGGCAGAAGTCGGCAGTATCGGCGTGTTTGCCGTTTTGCAGGATATGTCGGGGGCAGCAGAACGCGAGGGCGTGTCTGTGCGGGTGGTGTCTACCGGGCCCTATAAAGGGTTAGGAGTGTCGGGGACGCCGATCAGTCAGGAATTGTGCGATGAAGTACAAAACTCGGTGAATCAGATTGGCCAGTTTTTCTTTCACGCCGTGCAGCAGGGGAGGCAGTTAACGCAGACGAGGTTAGACGCTGTGAGTGATGGCCGCGTTTGGATTGCGGCGGCGGCCCAGGAGCGCGGGTTAATTGATGGCATTGAGACGTTCGAAGAGGCGTTAATTGCTGTGGCCCGCTTGCGACCGCGCAGGCGTATGGCAGCAGAGCAACGGCAGGCGAGTTTGCGCGCTGCCAGAGAGGGATTACAGTCATGTCTGTAGATGTATTACGGCAGCGCACGATGACCACGCTGCAAGATATGCGTGCGGCAGCAGCAGCGAAATTGACGGATGCCGAGGAACTGCAAGCGGCGATTGATGGCGAAGACAGGGATTGGACGCCGGACGAAGAACAACAGTACGCCGGACTCCTGGCGAACGCCGAAGAATTGCGTGTGAGTTACGAGCAAGAACAACGGCGGGTGCAACGCGAAGGACGCCGGGAAGCCGTGTCGACAATGCGCACCGGTTTTAACGCCATTCCTGACCCGCAGCAAGCATTTTCCCGTGGAGTGATTCCCTCCGTCACTCGCATGCGAGCCATGTGGCAAGATGACCCGCAGTGGGGATTTCGCGGGCACGGGGATTTTGCCTTGGCGATCTACAATAGCACCGTGCAGGGGATGCGTGATGAACGTCTAGACCGGGTAGCCCAGTATCAGGCGGCATTGGATCATAATATTCCGCAGAGTGGAGGCCTTTTGCTTCCGCCCGCGCACAATACCACAATTTATAATCACATGATGGGCGCCCGCACCAATTTGATGGCCCTGTGTGATCGCTATCCGTTGACCGGGAATCTCACGATTGAATTGATTGCCAATGCGGAGACGTCTCGTGTCGCAGGAAGCCGGTGGGGCGGCGTCTCCTCGAACTGGACCGAAGATGGCACGACTGTGACGGATTCGCAGCCCAAGGTGCGGATGATTGAATTGCGGCCACGCCAATTGGCTACTCTGGTGAAGGTCACCAACACTTTACTGGCGAATAGCTCTGCACTGGAAGCCTTTTTGGATCAAGCCGCCGTAGATGACCAAATCCAAACGATCAACGCAGCCATTATGCGGGGGGATGGCGTGGCGAAGCCGAAAGGGTTTCTCACCTCCGGGGGCCTGGTGACGATCACGAAGGAATCAGGCCAGGCGGCCGCGACCATTGTGCAGCAAAACATTCTCAAGATGTGGGCGCGGTGCCTGGAAGAAGAACAAGCGCTGTGGCTCGTGAACCGGGATACGATGCCGCAAATTGGGGCGATTGCCGCGTCAGGCGCCGCAGGGACTATCCCTGTGATGCTCGCTGTACAGGACAATTGGCCGACGATGGCTGTCCCGGGCCCGATGATGCTCGAAGGGCGTCCTATCCGGCGTCTCGAACAATGTTCCACACTTGGGACAGTCGGGGATATTGTCCTGGCCAACATGGGCGGTTATGCCCTCGCCTTTCGTGCGCGCGGCGATAGCGTGGGGACAGCTGACAGTGACCCTGCTATCCAAAAGGACATGTCGATGCACTTGGAATTTGACAAGAATCGGACGGCCTTTCGCTACCTCATCGCCGTGGATGGACAAACCTGGTTGCAGTCTGCCATTACCCCAGAGCAAGGTTCCAGCACACTGGCTGATTTTGTGGTAATTGAAACACGCTCTTAATAGTGCAGGCTCTGAGACGACTCAGAGCGTTGTGGAGGATTTTCATCTATGTCGGCACGGACTTTTCTCAGTCACAATGTGATCGAAGTATCCAACGTTCCTATCGATACGAACGGTGCCGCGCGCACGGGAGATTACTACTCTCTGAAGGATTTCCAAGGCATTGTGTTTATCATTAGCCAAGGCGCTTGGGCCGGTGGCACCCCTGCGGTAACGCTCAAGCAAGCCACGACCGTAGCGGGAGCGGGCGCCAAAGCGCTCGGTTTTACCGAGAAATACAGCAAAGTGGTCTTGACGGGCACCGTGAACGTGCTCGCTGCAGTGACGAGCGATACGTTTAACCTCGCGGCCACGGCGAACCGCGTGGAAATGATTGAGGTGAGCGCCGCAGACTTGGACCGCGCGGGCGGCTATGACTGCGTCGGGCTCGATGTGGCGTCGCCTGGGGCGAACGCCGATCTGATCGCCATCCTGACCATTCTGTATGGCGGGCGCTATCAGGGTGATCCGGCGATTCTCAGTGATGCGAAGGTGGATTAATTGTGGGAGCTCATGTGTTGTGCACAGGCGTGCGCGACGTCGATGTCCGTGCGCCAGTGGCAGGGGAAATTCTGGTCGGCAATACGGTGGGGGTCTGGGAGCCGCAAGTCCTCGGGGTGATTGCCGGTTCGTTTGGGACACCAGCCCCGTTGACGGCGGCGCTCACGACACTGACCACGGTGGCGCCGGGCACGCCCGATTATGCCATTCAGGATGTGGTGAGTCTGACGCCGTTTGGGTTTGTGACTGCGGAGGAAGCGCGCACCGTTCTGAGTGTTCTCACGAATCTTCAGGTGCGTCTGGCGGAAGTCGAAGCTCAATTGGTGACATTAGGCATCATGGCATAGGAGAGCGCATGGGCGTGTATACGTTTTTAACGCTGGGCAATGACGTCTCGGTGCGAGCGCCTGGTCAGGGGGAAGTCCTGACCGGGAATGCGGCGGGCGCCTGGGAGCCCAGGCGCCACGACCATCTCCAGGCGTTTCCGCTCTTGAGTGAGATTCGTGATACGCTTGTCGCGTTCAGTCGGAGGGTAGATCACCTGCAAGCCGTTATCGATACGCTGGTGGCGCAGGCGCCTGCGTCTCCCCGCAAGGGGGCGTGACATGCCGTTGACGCTGACGATCACAGGAGCACCCATTGTCGAGCCTTTGACGCTGGAGGAGGCGAAGCGTTTTTTGCGGGTCGACATCACACGGGACGATGCCTTGATTGAGGCATTGATGGTGAGTGCCCGTGAAGAAGTGGAGCTGCTGACTGGGCGTACCATACTGAGTACGACGTATGCGCTGCGGCTGGAGTGTTTCCCGGCAACGGGCATCATTGCCCTTCCGCGCCCTCCCCTGCAATCGGTCACCAGTATAGCCTATATCGATACAGCGCAGGTCTCCCAAACCCTGGCGACGACTGTGTATGGAGTCGATAGCTTTAGTGAGCCGGGCCGGGTGTATCGGAAGACCGGGCAGACGTGGCCGTCCGTCTACGATCAACTCGTGCCTATTACGATTACCTATGTTGCGGGCTATACGCTGGCGACAGTCCCTGAGCGCATGCGGACAGCGCTCAAACTTTTACTGAACGATTCGTACGAACATAGGGAAGCGCACCTTGACGCGCGCACCTTTTGCAACGAAGCGGTTCATCGCCTGCTATGGGGGTTGAGTAAAGTCGATTTTGTCTAGGAGAGAATATGGCGGCACTCGTTATTACGGCGAGCCAGGTGCTGGCACCGACAGATGGTTCCGGGAATTTCTTTACAGGCGTTGCGGGGGCAGACGTCACTGCCGGGCAATCGATGTATCTCGATACCGCAGTGAATACCTACAAGTTGGCCGATAGCAATGCCAGTCAGGCCACGGCCCGGGCCGTAGGGATTGCGGTTCACGCCGCGTTGACAGGGCAACCCATTCGGCTTATGGGTGGACGTGGGGGATTTTTGACTCTCGGCGCGGGAGCAGCTCCTGCGGTAGGAACTATTTACTGTGTCGGCGCTACAGCCGGAAGTATTGTCCCATCAGCAGACCTTGCGACGGCGGACTATGCGACGATTCTCGGTGTTGGCGCCACAACGAATCGGCTGACGATGGATGTTTTCGTTAGCGATCAGCTTAAGCCCTAGGACTATGTCCGGCAACATGTGGAGACAGCCTGCGGGAAGGAGTCCCATGCCGATGCAAGCGGGGAAACTACGACACCATGTCATTATTGAAGCCTTGGTGGCGAACATGGCCACCATTCGTGATGTGCATGGGGGCCTGGTCGAAACGTGGGCGCCTTTTGCCGAGAGTTGGGCCAGCATTGAGCCGATTCGTGCCGTAGAAATATTTCGTGCGGGCCAGGTCGATGCGCGGATTACGCATCGGGTGACAATGCGGTATCAGTCAGGCATAGAGACGGCAATGCGGATTCTCTTCGGGACGCGCGTGTTTTTGCTCTTGAGTGTGGCGAATCCAGATGAACGGGGCATTATGCTAGAGATGCTAGCGATGGAGGCACGCTAATGGCGGGGGGAATGTTTAATATTGATTTACTCGGAGACAAGGAGTTGGCGAAGCAATTTCGTGAGATGCCTGAGAAAATACAGGCATCTCTGCTCCGTGGCAGTCTTCGGGACGCCTTCAAGCCGGTGCTGACAGTCGCCCGAGCCCTCGCGCGAAAGAAGTCCGGCAGCA